CCAAGCAAAATGGAAAGCAGCAGATGAATGGTGTAAAGACCGAAAAATTGAATTTAAGATTATTACCGAAAAAGAACTAGGTATAAGATAATGACAGATTCATTTGGATTTAATGGTAATGGTGAAGATGATGAAAGGTATGCAAATCGCATAGAACCCATAAAAGAAGATTTAGCAGGAGCAGTTAATGACCCAGAAGAAATGATGTTAATCATCATGGAAGCATTAAACAATACTGTAACTCCTATACCTGAAGTAGGAAAATACTATACCTTTATATACAATGCAAAAACACCTGATATTACCTATGACCAACATCCACTAATTGCTTGCACTGATTTACAAGCATGGGGATTTAAAGGTCTTAACTTTCATTGGAGACAATCTCGCAATTATACATGGGAAGAACTAGCAGGCCAACTGTATATTGTGGATTATAATGAACTAGATGACCTTCTCAACTTTCCTTATGGAAAATTCATCCTAAATAAATAAAAACCAGCGTATAATGGCAGTAACTAGTAAAAAAAGCCCTTTAAAAACAAATTCGGGTGAAATTATATACACTGCCACTCAAGTAGTTGGTCCTAGTGGTAAAAATCCACCCAAATATACAACAGCCATTGTTAAATATGATACTGCTGGTGGAGAAAATCCAAGAACAATTGCTACCACTAACTCGGCAGGTAAAATTACATGGACAGAAGATGCTTCTCAAGAAGATAAATTAAATGCAGAAACTATAAAGCAAGGAAGTAGAAATCAAGTTGAATCTGTAAAACAAGAAATTTATGAAAATTTATCTGATAAAGAGAAACAAAACAAAGACAAATATAATAAAGCTCTAAATAAAACCTCTAATAACGATAACAAACAACAAGAGGCATCTAAACTTGCTAATAGCCTAGCATTTATGGATCAAGCAAAAAACTCAGATCCTGAAACAGGAACCAGAGAAGAAAAATTTGGATTCCATGTATTTCCAGAAAGTATTAGAATTGCTGGTGGAGAAGGAGACCAAGACTTCTTAAAAATGGATATGATGAAATATGAACCTAAAACACTAGGAATGGAGAGTACTATTAACTCAATAGAAAAACTAGGATTTAGTGATAGAGATGTTAATAGAAAAAGTATTGGAGCTGTAATACTTCCTATTCCTGGTGGTATTAAAGACAATAATCAAGTTAGTTGGTCTAAAGATGACATGTCTGCATTACAAATAGCAGCATCAGATGTTGCACTAGCAACAATTGAAAGGGGAGTTAGTGCTGGTATAGATGCTTTTGGAAATAATATGCAAACAGCTTTAAACGCTCCAGGTCTTAAAAAAGCTCTTTCTACAACTATTGCAGGTATGGCAGCAGGATCAAGTAGATTAATGACCAGAACAACTGGTGCAATTATGAATCCTAATATGGAATTACTTTTTGATGCTCCTAGTTTAAGACAATTTAGTTTCAATTTCATACTATCCCCACGAAGTCAAAAAGAAACACAAACTATCATTAGAATAATAAGATTCTTTAAACAAGGAATGGCTCCTATTAGAAGTAAATCAAGACTTTTTCTTCGTTCTCCTCATACCTTTAGACTAGCTTATAAACATAAAACAAAAAAGAGAGATCAATTAAATCCTGAGACACAAGAAAAAAATAATCCTAAAAGTGATCACAAATTCTTAAATAAATTTAAAGAATGTGCTCTTCTTGGATTTGGTGTTGATTATACTCCAAATGGTCAATATTCAACATATAGAGATGGTTCAATGACTGCTTATAGAATAACAATGAGTTTCCAAGAACTTACACCAATATACAATGATGATTATGGTAATGGTACGGAATTCACAACAACCACCCCAGAGATAGGTTTCTAAAATGTCAAATTATTTTAATTTAGTTCCTGATTTTGAATATGTTAGCAGATTACCTGATGCTAAAATATCTGACTATATTACAGTAAAAAACCTTTTTAGAAGAGTTGTTCTAAGAGAAGATATTTTCTCGAATTTAACATTCTTCACCAAATACTCTATTAAAGGTGATGATAGACCTGATACTGTTGCTCATAAAATATATGCAGATTCTACCTTAGATTGGTTAATTCTTCTTGCAAACAATATTACTCATATTCCGTCAGAATGGCCAATGACACAAAATGACTTTGATAGGTTCCTTTTGAAAAAATATGATAATGATTATGATAAATTATATAACGGAATACACCATCACGAGACTATTGAAGTAAAAGATAGTAATGATGTAACTATAGTTCCTGCTGGTTTAGAGGTAAGTTCTGATTTCACCCAAACATACTATGATTACTTTATTGGTGGAATGACAACAGCAAACAATATTACCAGACCAGTCACAAACTACCAATATGAAGAAATACTAGAAAATGATAAAAGAGAGATTTATGTCTTAAGGACAGAATATATAAGTGTTGTATTAGATGACATAGAAGATATCATGCCATATAAAAAAGGATCTACTGAGTTTATCAGTAAATCCCTTAAAAGAGCCGAGAATATCAGACTATATCAATAATTAAAAAAAGTAATAGGGGCAAAAAATACCAGAGTTTTTTTTCCGCTTATTTTGGAATAAAAAGTCGAATTTCCCCTGAGTAATTACTCTTCTGCTAACTTCTGAAAGTATGACAGTGCATCGTCCTCATCTGAACTAGCAGATGCAACAGCAGAAGTCACAGTTTCCTGCGCCTTACGAGCATTGAAGTCTGGTGTATAAGAACCACGAGAGTTGTCCTCATCAACCACGTCCTCATCTACACGACGTGCAGGAGGTCTTTGTCCTAGAACATACTTCAGACGTTTCTGAAGGTCATCATAAGACTTAAACTGATCAGCAGCAGTAACAGCAGCAAGAGAATACTCCTTCTTCCATAATGCTTCTAGTGCATCATCATCTTCAAGTAGAGAAGATACTTTATCAAACTCTGACTTATCATAATTCCAATAACCGTCCTTCTTGACGATCTTCAACTTGAAGTTTGCACCTTGCCAGAAATCAAAAGGATTAATCGGTGACTCATCCTCAAACTCTGGTTGCATTGCTTCCATAACCTTATCAAAGATCTTCTTACCAAACTTATAAAGGAAAACTTTTCCTTCATTCTGAGGATTGGTAGGATCTTTTACTACATAGATGTTTGCGTAATATGATAACTTACGTTTCTGTCTACGAACTACATCTTTATCTGATTCATTACCACTGTTCCAGAGTTCACGATTGTGCTCTGATACAGGATCCTTGCCACCAGTAGTGGTCAAAGAGTTTTCAATATACCATCCACCTGGTCCTTGAAATGCATGAGAATACATTTTTGCCCAAGGGATTTCTTCTCCTTCAGGTGAAGGTAAGAAACGAATTACGGCATAACCGTTGCCTGTTTTATCAACTTCAGGCTTCCAGAGACGCTCATCAGCACCTCCACTTGTGTTGTTCATCTTCTCCACTTCTTTGACTAATTTTTGAGTCAAAGATCCTAGAGAGGACTGTTTTTTTAGGTCTTTAAAAGACATTAGATTACCTCTGATTTTTTGAGATTTGGCTTGTGGTTGTAACCCTTTTATATGTTACAATGAAAATTGATTTTTGTCAATCTGAGTTTTTAAGGTCTCCACCATTTTGCTCATCTGATCAAATACTTTACTCATATCAGTGTTAGATGGAATTCCCATCATTAAAGCAGATTCAATGATTTGTTCTTTCATCTTCTTCGCATCAGGATCATCAGATAAACTCAAACGTGCATATAGAATTCTTTGCTTCTCCAATAGTCTATTAAGAATATCAACATGATAGAGTTGATCTTCCTTTTTCATTGACGGAAACTTAAAAACATTTGAGTAAACTTCTTCTTGAAGTTCACTAATCTGTGCCATTTCTGCCCGAACCACTGGTGACTGAAAGAAATTCATTCGGATGCTTCTTCTGCAGGAGTTTCGTCAAGTGGTGCTACCTCTGCAGGTGCTTCTTCTGCTACAGGAGCAGGATTATTTGTCTCTTCAATCTGTTGAAGAACTTCAATTGCACCAATAAGTTTTACACGAGTTTCACCTAGAGTGTTTAACTGTTGTGTGACTTCTTGGAGTTGGTTTGTGAGATTCTGTAGAACTTCACCGTTTTCAAGAGCCATGGATAATTACCTCCTTTAGAATTTTTTTGTAATGGGATACGTCAATATTTAGGAAGGGAGAATACTTTTTAATTTTACGACTTACGGTTTCCCATACAGGATCTTTCAGTCGTTTATCAAAGTCCTTTCCATACCCTAGTATTCTATCATATATTACCATACTTTCAAGTGATATGTCACCCTTTAGATAAATCTTTAAAATTGGTGGGTGTCCTTTACTACAATCAAACATATCATCTACCTTTTTATTCTCAAATACATTCTCTGCTTCTTCCTTAAAGATATAAGTAAGTGATTGAACCTTCTTCTTCCAGTCAGTATATCTTCCTTCTCCTTCCTTAATCATCTCACCAATCCACATTGTTGCAGGATCAGTAGAGTATATAAAATTAGAAACAAAAAACTCTTCTACTTCTTTATCATTCTTCTGTCTTGAAAACTTTTCAAACCAAAACCTATCCTTTCTCTTATAAAAAGCTTCATTACTTGCTCTGGTCTTACCACGATACTTTATATAATCATAATGGTCTTTAGTAAAGTGATTCTTTAGAGCCAAATAACAACGGTAAGCATCTGCTGGCATCATCTACCTTCTCTTGATCTGTTCCTAATAGTAATGTGATTACCTTCAATTGCAAAGTCTAAGTAATCTGTGTGATCCCACTCAAGTTCTTCATATAAACCATTTAACTTATCCATATCATCCCAAAGATCAGTAGGTGTAGGTTCACCCCAGAAAGGATTGTCATTGGGGTCGGTCATAGTGGCAACTTAGCCCTTGAACTTCTCTTCAAAAAGTTTAATTCTGATGCTTCATACTTAATCTTTTCCTTTAAAGGTTTAGGAATAAGTTTAGGGACTGATTCTAAATCAATACTATTCTTTTCACAGAAG